CAAGCTGGTGTTGAGAGACCCAAGCGGAACATCTGACGGTGAGATTTACCGCACCACAGCGCTTTATATCGATGACCCCAGTAACGTCGTGGTTCAGTACGACGGCAGTAATAGAATTATTGCAGGGTCGGGCGGCACAACTCTTTATGGTACTGCTGTTGGGGCCGTTACTGACCAGGTTGAGGTGACGAGTGAAACAACGACCAGTGGATCGGTTAACCTTCCTGTATTAGCCCTTACTAATAACGCAACGCCCACCAGCACTCAGAATCGTCCTGGTGCGATTGCACTGCTTGGCAAAAACTCCTCGGGGCAAAAGGTATCTTACGCTTCGTTTTATTCCACTGTGTCAACTTACGGCGCTGGTGGGACGCACAGCGGATCACTTATTTTTACCGTTGCAGACGGCTCTGGCGCTACAGCACCGATCACTGACTTAACTGATGAAAGCTGGAGAACGGGTCACTCTATAGCGTTAAATATAAACAAAGATTACATGCTAACTACAGGTTACATAGGCACTGCTGCAAATGAGCTTAGGTTTACTACAGGTAACAACCCTCAATCTATAAAAGATAGTGCAGATCAATCAGTAAGTAAGCAAGGCTATAGTCTACATATGCCTGAAGGCAGTAGCCCTAAAGTTATGAGTATTGGTGGGCTTGGGCCGGGCGACAGCTATCTCGGCGCTAATAAGACTGCCACACAATTTTTGAAATACCGCGGCCAGCATTTGATTAGATTTAGCGCAACCGGGGTAACGTATGATTTACCGCCTGTTTCTGCGCCTAGCACGATAAGCGATACCACTGCGAATATAGGTGACGTTTGGCAAATAAGTAACGCGGGTTCGAGTGGTAGTGTAACGATAGACCGAGATGCGGTTTCAAACCAAACCGTTTATTGGGTAACTGGGACATCGCTGACACAATTTCTTAATAACCCAGTGATTGCTGTTGGTGGCTCAATTCAGCTTCAAGCGGTTGGGACTAACACTTACATGATTTTTAACGCAACGGGATTATCTGATGCCTAGCATACAAGAGCTTTTAGATAGTGGCGATATTGCGGCGGCGCTTGCAGCTGCAGCAGAAGACCACTTTGACAGAACACGCAGGTTGCGCGCTGAGTTACTTGCAGAAACCGATTATACCCAATTACCTGATACAGCAATGAGTGATGCAAAAAAAGCTGAGTGGGCAGCATATCGCCAGGCGCTCAGAGATTTACCGCAAACATATTCTTCTGCGACAAGCTTTGCGGAAATTATTTTCCCAACAAAGCCGTCTTAATGTGAGGCGTAAATAAGTTATGTGGCAAAGTTTAATTGGCCCGATAGCAAACGTTGCAGGCTCTTATTTAAAAAATAAAGGCGAAGAGCGGCAGGCTAAGCATAAGGCTAAGATGGCCACAATAAAGAATAACGCCGACTGGGAAAGTAAGATGGCGGATGCGTCGAGTAACTCATGGAAAGATGAGTTTTGGACCATCGTATTAGCGATACCGATTTTTATGGTTGGGTATGCGATTGCTGTAGACGATGTTGCGGTTATTCAGCGCGTTACGCTTGCGTTCGATGCGTTATCTGATTTGCCTGAGTGGTATCAGTATTTACTGTTTATCGCTATATCCAGCAGCTTTGGTATTCGTGGTGCTTCAAAATTAATGGAGCTGAGGAAAAAGTAATGGCACTGGTCAGTTTAGAAATACCCGCAGGCGTTTATCGCCACGGCACAGATTTAGAATCAAAAAATCGCTGGCGAGATGTCAGTTTAGTGCGCTGGGAAAATAACGCGCTGAGGCCCATTGGTGGATGGCAGAACAGGCAGAAGATTGAACCTGGGAATCCGCCTGTAACAACAGATATTACGGTGACCGACCCGGCGCGAGGCGCACTTGCATGGATTACTAACAACGGTGACGCAAACTTAGCAGCAGGCACTTATCAGAATCTTTACCACATCTCTCAGCCTGGTGAAAGAACAGATATAACGCCCACAGGCTTCGTTACGGGTGGTTCGGATGCGGAACCCAATATAGGCTTTGGTGGTTACTATTATGGGTATGGGTATTACGGTATAGAGCGGCCAAGTGAAACAATTGGTGCTGAAGCCACAAGTTGGTCTCTCGATAATTGGGGTGAGTATCTTGTTGGCTGCGCCACATCGGACCGGAAGATATACGAGTGGCAATTAGACACTGGTGTTCTTGCAGAGCTGATTGACAACAGCCCACTTGCTGATGCAATTGTCGTGACCGACGACCGATTTCTTTTTGCATTAGGCGCAGGCACAGATCCGAGAAAGGTCCAGTGGTGTGACCGAGAAGATAATACTGCCTGGACGCCTTCAGCGACCAATGAGGCTGGTGATTTTGTTTTGCAGTCGACTGGTCAGATTCTTTTGGGAATCAACACTAGGGGCCGCACATTGATTGTGACGACTGTTGACGCTCATGTTGCACAGTACAGCGGACCGCCAACAGTTTATGGGTTTGAAAGGATTGGCGACAACTGCGGTGGTATTTCACGGGCGTGTGCTGTGTCGATCGATGAGGGCGCGTTTTGGATGGGCTACAACGGGTTTTTTGCTTACAACGGTTCAGCCGTTCAAGAGATGCCATGCGATGTCCAGGATTACGTCTTCAGCGACATAAACCGCGCCGAAATAACTAAGGTTTACGCAGTAGAAAACAGTCAATTCAACGAGATTTGGTGGTTTTACCCTAGTGGTGGTAGCAACGAAAACGACCGTTATGTTATCTATGATTACAAGGAAAGGCATTGGAATATCGGTCAACTGGCGCGCACTGCTGCAGTCGATATTGGGGTATTTACTGTCCCAATCTGGTTTGCACCAGACGGTGATGTTTACGACCATGAAATCGCTTACAGCCACGGTAATGATTTGCCGTTTGCTGAAACAGGCCCGATTTCGATTGGTAACGGTGAGCGGATAATGAAGATAACCGAGCTCATTCCAGATGAGACTACGCTCGGTGATGTCACGCTTGAATTTAAAACGCGATTTTACCCAACCGGTGATGAGTCAACGCATGGCCCGTTTACACTTAAAAACCCAACTGGCTTGCGGGTACAGGGTCGACAGGTCCGTATGCGGATTGATGGCGTGAATTTGGTTAACTGGAAAACAGGAACCATGCGAGTCAATGTTGAGCAGGGGGGTCGTCGGTGAGTTTAGTAGAAAGACCGCCAGCCCCAGGCAGGACAAATTTCAGGCATTATGCTGAGCGGTTGAATGATTTTTTAGTCAGGACTAAATCAAAGTTGGCCTACTATGTCGCGGGTGATACTCCAACTGAGGATGGCATAGTTTTATACGACCGGGTTGGTTATCCAGTCGTCAGTAAAGACAATGAGTGGCGGCAGATTGTCTTGGCTGATGGTTACGCTGAGGTATCGAGAACAACCAGCCAGACAGCGACAGCAGCCGACACAGTGCAAAATATATCATTCGATACTATTTCTGGGGATGGTGGTATAACCATCGATGCAACTGATGCGACGAAGATCGTCTTTGCCGAGGGCGGATTGTATCAACTGAATGGGCATTTACAGCTAAGATCATCATCTGGAAGCGCTAAAACATTCTATTACTGGGTTGCTCTCGATGGCGTTAATTCTGGCCATAGTGAGCGTGAGACAGTTCATGAAAACAACAGCTCTCATACCATTGGTGTTAATGACCTAGTAAATATTCCAGAAGGCTCGCATATCCAAATAAGATGGGCGGTTGACGATACTGATCTTTGGATCGATGCGACTGCGGCTACAGCGTTCGCACCGCAGGCTAATGCTGCCAACATCTACATAACGAGAATACAACAATAGTGGTATAATCGGGTAATGAGTGATGGAATTATGAGCGAAATCGCCCGATGCCAGGAATGGATTGAAGGGGCGTTAGAGTATAGCGGTGGCACGCATACATTTAAAGATATTGTTGACGGCATTCTATCTCAGCAATATCAGTTTTGGCCTGCAGAGCGAGGGTGTGCGATAACAGAAATTGTAGTGTTTCCACAAAAGAAGGTGCTGCATATTTTTTTAGCGGGCGGTGAGATGGACCAGATAGTGGATATGGATGATTCCGCGGTTTATTTCGCAAAGAGTCAAGGTTGCGACTCTGTAACAATTGCAGGTCGGCGCGGATGGAAGCGCGTTTTATCAGAGAAAGGATACAGCGAATACTTTACTA